ACACCACAATGCTTAACGTTGGGGACGCTGGTATTGATGACAGCATCAGCTCGCACACCATCCACTGTCTTCCCATACATACCCCAGACGATAGAGTTCCGTGCCAGACTAGACTTACCTGACATGTTCCCGTTGTTATCATCGTAGCTCCAGCCCGTGATGAGGGTGAGCCCTCTATCCTTTAGGTCTAGCTTGATGGTTCCTATGGAGAATACGTTATGCGCTTTCAGACTTAATAATTTCATCCTCTTCCCCATATACAATAGTTCTATCACCATTTCATCCTCTTCCCCATATACAATAGTTCTATCACCAACATCCACATGAGTGATTAGTGCAGTGGAGTGTGCCTCATGGAACATATTCATGGCTGACTTGAAGCTCGATGCCAACACCTGCTGGGATGCTTCTGTTCCACATCCTTCCAGCACGTAGTTAATCGTATACAGTATCATGTCAGGCATACTAGCGGGCTTCATTTAATAACCCCCATAATCTCCTTACCTACCTTGCTCCTCTCCTCACTCACATCCTGCTCTTTTATGTAGTCAGCAACCAAAGAGGGGAGGTGGAACTCGTCGCGTGTAGAGGGCGTTTGCAACCGCTTAAAATCCTCTTTCGCTGCAACGAATTCCACCGAACGGGCACCAGCCTCCGTTAGCTCCTCTCTGACATCATCCTTATACTTTTCTTCGTAGCCAGTAACACGTACGAAGTTATTCTCTATCAGCACTGGGCTCTTACGGCCAGGGCGCAAGGCGTTGATCATGTCATACGTCACGAACCTGGGTGCGTCTGTTTCAATTTGCTCTATTTTCCCTGTCTCTGTGTCCACGATGAGGAAGCCCTTAGTAACTCCCTCATCGCTCCAACTGATCGGCATAGTGTTGCCAATGATAGTGGCATTGTCTGCTACCCTGGTATGTTGATGGTAGTGCCCAGTGTATACGTGCTTGATCTCATCGGGTATCATGTCCAAGGTAAAGATCTCATTGATGAGGAAGCCTGACCCCATGGGTACCTCGGCTATCCCCTGGTGCATGAAGCAGGTTGTGTTACCCTTCTCCGCTGCTCTTTGTAAGAAGAGTTGTATGACCTTTACATTCTCAGTATATGGAAGAAAGCTGAGTTCCCTAGGTAGAGTGTTGGAAGTGTTGTGCCACGGAAAATCCACCACGTTGACACCCATTGCTTCCATCCAATGCAGGTTGTGTATCTTCATGGTTTTGTCTGAGGTATCGTGATTACCCACCAGCATATACATATCACACGGCCTGATAAGGTGCTGAACTATCCGGTCCATTCCCTCATAGGCTACCTTCAGTACAGCCGAATCAATCTTCCCATGAGTATGGAAGAGATCACCCGCGAACACACACGAATCCACAGGGTGGTCATTGATGTACTCTGCGATCTGACACATGACATTGAATCCATCAAGCAGCCGGGAGTTCATACCATCCACCAACGTGGACCCATAGGGCCAGTTGTGAAGGTGTAAGTCTGAGAAGACTAGAATCCTCATCCGATTGTCTTACCCCACTCATTCATAACACCGTTGTCTAGGCACCAATCAAGGAACTCCCTGTATGCCCCTTGCACCAGCCCATGCTGCATCACAATCGAAGGCCAGTCGGTCTTACTGAACTCATCCTCACCCAACTTGTAAGTCTTCGATCCCTTTGTATGCTCAATCCACCCGGCCTTACACCCCGCTGATAGCAGGCTCTCCTCAGTGTCGAACCCAATGGTGTTGAGCAGTGTGATGTCCCTGATCTCAGGGTAAGCTAACGTAGAGTTCTTCAGCTTCTCTATCTTGATACTGATCTTTTGTCCTAGCCTACGCTCCACCTCATCCTTATCCTTGATCCACCCGCTAGACTTCATGGCAAGGCGTGCCGTAGCAGCCAGCTTGATCGAGTGTCCACCCGATGAGTCGCTCTGCTTGGCGTATTTGTTGCTTGTGATATTAGCTGTCGCATGGTTGACCATGATGAGGGTCACGTTTGTCTCAGCAAGGGAGGGCACGACACGTCGCATACCACCCCGGATAGCCTTGGCGTCCTGGCCCACCCGCTCAGCCGCACCGATCTCCTTAGCATGCATCTCTTCCGTGGCTGCACCCGTCACCGAGTCAACCACGATCACGAAGGCCTTGCCATCATTATGCTTCCGCCTGTGGTTGAGAGTACGTTGTATCATACGGAATACAGCATCAACTGAGTCAGCATCAACGATACCAAAGCGGTGGTCTACATCAATGCCGATCTGAGCGGCCCGCTCCTCGTCCCACGATTTCTCTGTGTCGATGAAGAACCCACTGCCTCCCATTAACTGTGCTTGTGCCAGTGCATGGTAGGCTAGCGTTGTCTTACCACAATGCTCAAATCCATACAGCTCTACTACCCTGCCAGCAGGCCAGCCCGGTCTACCTATGTTGATATCAATATCTGGTACACCAGAAGGTATGGCCCACGGGATGTGGCTCTTGATGGCGATGTCACCGGCCTTGAACAAGGCGGCGTTAGGATCCTTCTCACTGTCCTTGATGATACCCTTGAAGATTGCATCAAACTCACTGCTCATTTCTTAAACCTCTTGTTGTTGAACCGCTTGTACTCGGTGTCGGTCATATGGATGGGGTTGGATTCCAGCTTTTGCTGTCTGCGGTCATCTCTCCACATACTAAATGCCACTGACCCGAACATCAGCGGGAAGATCATGAAGATCCACGCTGGGTCCAAGGATGTGATCCAATTCAGTAGGTCAGCTAGCATTACTCTCATAGCCAGAACTTAAACAGAAAGAGGCAAGTAGCCAGTACAGACACGCCTACTGACACACCTAAAATAAGTCCATGTGTAAAGCCCGCGTTATATTCAGTCACTATCATTTTCTAACAGTCCACACACAACATGCCCGTGTCTTTGGTACTGCACCCAGCACAGATGAATTTGCTCACTAACTGTAGCTCAGCACCAGTACGGTTCTTCCATGCACGAACAAGATCTGTACGCATACGAATCCAGTCTTCAGCCAGCCTGTACTCGGGGCACGGCCACCGATGGGTGCATTCATCACACATCCCATCGATGGCTACATGCGCCTTGAACATCTGATCCACAATAGTGGATAGATCAGCCACCTTCGTACTCATGGTCTTTGAGCGCTACCTGCAACTCCTCGTATGACTTGGGAGGATATACCTGCGTCAAATCATTAGGTGCTCCAATCTCAAAGCCCTCAGCCGCTAGCTTCTCGATGATATTGGTGCGCGTAGGCACCGGGGTCACAACGTACTCAGTATCAAAGCGACCCTTGCCCTTACGGGTGATTCGAAAGTCGATGCCATTCTGGATGTTGGAGATATCACCCCAATCACCAGCCGGGTCGTTGTCGAATTCCATAAGCTGCTTGTACACCTTGACACCTGACTTCAGGATAACGATACCATCCTTCAGCCCCTTGCTATCGGGGTTGCTGTACACGTAGGCGTTATACAGAAACGCCTGCTTTGCGTACAGCGTCTTGGCCTTCTTGATATTGGCCTCACCCTTCAGTTCGTAGAACTCCTTGCCCTGATCACAGATAGGACAATCCGCATCCTCAAGCGACGCGGGACAAGTGAACGTCTGGAACTTGCCACCTGGGCGAAGTCCATGCTCCTTGTATCCACGGAACCATGATGGGGAATCCTCATGAGGGGGGAGGACGCGACAATGAGTCACGCCTGATTTGAAGAAGACGACCTTGCCTCCATCATCGTCTCGAATCTTCTTGGACTCCTCATATTCCTTGGCAATGAAGTCCGGGTCGTTCTGTCCAAATCCAGCGGGTAGTTCATTCATGTGCTTCTCCTTTTCAGTAGCGTCAGTCTTGACGCATTGGTTCACCAATTATAGGTTTTCTTTCTGGCAATTGCAAGTTTAATTTAGAGGGCCGCTCATGGCTGTTATCTCAGCTTTCTGCTTGTAGCACAGGGCTATAGCCAGAGAAGCCTTCTCCCTGAGGCTGCGGTAGAACCCATCCACCTTCCGGTACTGACGCTCAGCATCGAAGGCATCGTGTTGGAACTTCCTGATAATGGGGCTTTGATTAATCTTCTCCTTGATCGCTGGCTCTGTCAGCTTCTCTCCTGAGGCAGCATGGGACATTCTAATAGACTGAGCTAGCTCACCCTCAGCAGCTTCCACATCATTCTTCTTCCGAAGCATCAGAGCATGTAGCTCAGCCGAGATCTCAGCGTATTGGGCTATCTTACGAGGCAGCGCACACATCTCCTGATCCAGAGTTTCATCGCTCAGTGCCATATCTGCATCGACATCCAGCGTGATATCTTGAGGTACCCATACCCCATTCTCATAGTTTTCAATCGTTACTTCAACCATTTATTGTTCCTCTACTTATAGTACCCGGTCTACCCGGTCTTTCCCATAGTACTTCCTGCGCTCCACACAGGCTACAGAATCTCCCTGCTGTGGTAAGGCTACTGTCTGGATAAACATGCACACACCCTGAGATGTCCACCTTCGGTACTCCTTCTGGTACAGTGAATGTTATTCCTTGACCCATCTTCAGTCCACACTTTGTACATGGAGAGGATGTATCGGGCCAGTTATGGAAGCATGCCTTCTGGAGATCAGTAGTCATCAATCCACACTTTGTACACGGAACATAAGGCCCGGGCCAATCATGGTCGCACCGAGCAAGCTGCGTGTTATCCTGAATCTTAACCGAACACCGACACTCCTTAACAAACGGAGCGTATACCGTACCACATTCTAAGCACTTCCATCCTTCAAGCTGCATTTAATTACTCCTTTTAAAACGTCCTAAATTATCTTTATTTCTTTGCAATGTACCTCGCCTAATAGCTTCATCTGAATTAGCTTTAGAGGTGTCCCATCTAAGATTTTCCAATCTATTATTTAGTTTATTTGAATCTATATGATATGTCTCCATACTATGAGGACACGGACTAATAAAAGCTTCTAATACTAAACGATGAACTAATTTATCAAGTGGAATATTGTCTTTATATAATGCTACTCTTTTATAACCATGATTATGTATTTGTTGTTTTAAAATACGCTCATTTGCACCTTGACGCTTAAGGCTCTTCACATTACCATATGAAGATACATCATATCGTCCTTCATATCCTATTACCGGCTTCCACTGTTCACTCATGCTGCATTCAACTCCGCTTCGGACCAGCTATCTCCCACGCCCACCTTCATGGTGAACTGGAAGTCATCGAGCTGAGGGACACTACGTCCTGCTATCTCCTTCAGCTTAGGTATGAACCACTCAATGTGATCCTCTTTTGTTTCCCATGCACCAGAGTCATGGACCGTAAGTATAAGGAGTATCTCCTCTTCTGTCAATTCACCGGAAAGAATTAGGTCTATAAGATGCGTATCAACTGCGTTCAAGGTGCGTACCGTGACTGAGTTGGCCGGTGACTGGATGCTCCCGTTCACTGCCTGTCTCTCTGCTTCCTTTCTCATCCACTCGTTGCCCGAGCATAGTGTGGTACCCATGTGCTTCTCCCGCCCAAAGCGGGTAACGTATGTACCGTGCTTTGCTGAGATCTCAGCCACCGTATCTTGGAAGTACGTGGCAGCAGCGGGGAACCTCTCATCCAAAGAAGCAAATCCTCGCCTGACCATGGCCTGCGTAATAGGCATCTCGTCACCATCCTCATCCTGCCAGCTAAGCTTCATCAAAGCATATCCATCGATCGAGCCATACACCCGACCAAAGTTAATGTTCTTGCCAATAGATCTATTGAACTCACTTACCTGATCCAATGGCACATCAAGGAAGGCAGCAGCCGTAGCCTTATGGATGTCTTCACCTGACTTGAAGACCTCAAGCATGTCCTTGTCACCGGCCTGTATAGCCAGAGTGACCAACTCAATCTGGCTGTAGTCACCGTAGACTATTTTATACCCTGGTCTCGCTATGAACATATCCCTCAGATTACCAAGCCCCTTCTCTATACGCAGCATGTCTAGCCGTGGTATCTGATGGAGGAAGGGAGCGGATACACGTCCGTTCACCGTACCATGAATCATAACCCCGATCCTAGCCCTACCATCACCGTTAGCCAGTAGCTTAGCGTTGTTCATATATGTGCCGGTGAGTTTGCTAAGTGTGCGGAATCTAAGGATATCTGAGACAAGAGGAAACTTAGGCGCTAGCTTAAGAAGCTTCGCTTTGTTGGTACTATACCCCTTAGCTCTACGTTTATCCTCAATGTCATTAAAGTACCCAGCCTCAGTGATAGCCTTGGCTACCTCAGCACTGGAACCTGGGTTGAACTCGGGCCACGTCCTAGCTTTGATGCTAGTAATAAGTGTGGCGCTCTCCTTCTCAAACTCATCAGTCAGGGTGTCTATCACATCATTCGACAGCAGGCACCCGTACCACTCAGCTTTGAACAGCGTGCGAATGAAAGGGTGTACTTCATCCTGATACAGTGCCCATAGGTGAGGCTTGGCCTGTAGCCGTGGGAAGTAGATGCACATGAGCCGGTACGTGTTCTCTGAATCCTTGCTGCCATACTTCCACATCATATGGTCAGGCACGCAGTCATAAGTATTCTTGAGTACCTTTCCTCGTCCGGTTATCTTATGCAACTCTTTACTGTAGTCACCCGTGCTTAGCTCTAGGTCACTCAGGTATTCAAGGTCATGAGGGGGATGCTCCCACAGGAGGTGGTGCATCAGCATGGTATCGAACAGGAACCCCTTGATGATGATGCCACCGAGGTGCTTGCGTACCACGCACATATCGTACTTGATGTTGTGTGCTACCTTCGGGATGTTCTCATCCTCAAAGATAACCTTGAGGTGCTTGGTGATAGTCTCTCTGGTTGCCGTACCCCATGTACTCTTCAGCTTCCAATCCTTACCATCAGGGTCATGGTTGTACAGTGGTAGCACCGCAGTCATGGGCTCAGTGGCCTTGGGGTCGTACCCCCATGTGAACTGCATGCATATCATTGGTTCCTTAGACCATGGTAATCCTCTTGACTCAGTGTCGAAGGCGAACATCCCCTTCTCTTGGATCTTCTCCACCATCCACGCCAGATCCTGCATGTTTCTGATCAGCTTGTACTTAGTATCCGCTGCTGTATCACAGATCAAGTCACCTTCCACCAGGGACTTAGCTATCCTAAGATCCTTCACCATGGTACCTTCAAGTCGAGGATCCGGATTCATATAGAGAGCATTGGGATCCGTCGTCACTATAACATTCCACTTTTTCTCTATGGTGTCATCATGTGGGAATACTAGCTCCATATGTTTCCCATGCAGGGCGTTCACACCACCTTGGCCCATTAGATTGAAAGCACGTAAAGCATCACTACCCATGAGTATTATAACCTCAGGGTCCACGGACTTTAGCTCATCAGCAAGATGTCCCATGCAAGACTTAACCTCCTGAACTGAGGGGTTTCGCTTAGGTGGAGCGCATTTAACCAACCCAGTCACATATATATCCCTTGGATCTATAGTTGCTAGGCTACATAGTTCCATCAGTTTCTCTACATTACGCCCTGATCCAATGCTCATTCTGTCCCTCATATCAGGGGCTTTAACAATAACCATTATTTTATGCTTAGATGGTGCGCTAGGTTGATGAGTAGGAACACAAGCTAACGTATCTCCGTATAGCTGGATGGATGTTCCGACGAGTGCCCCTAATTTACAAGCAGGGGTTCCTCCTAATGAAGGCTTACAGCTTTTCATAGTCGTTCTTTTCGACCTCTTTATTCCGGGTGGTCACCCGTATATGTGTGCGATTACGGTGGCAATTAGAACACACATAATCACATTTTGCTATCTCTGATAAAACTTTTATCATTCTATCTTTGTTTACCAACCTTCCACCTATTTTAGCCAAACCAAATGATTTTAGTTCTTCTGGTCTGTGATCAAAATCCATAATGTGGTAGGGATAAAGACTACCACAATCCATGCAAGGTACTGTCTTAAACCAAGAAGCCAGCACAGAGCTTATAAGCTTACCAGCTCCCTTCAATTCCCTGTATCTCTTTACTACGTATGCGTTATGGCATACCTTACAGGCCCAGTTTATACCATCCTTAGTAGATCTAGATATACTGTACGCTTTAGATGGCTTAACCACCTTGCATTTAGGGCATATCTTTTCACTAATCATTTGGTTCTACGCTCCATTGTATCTTCTCTTCAGTGATACTCAGCGTTTATTCCGGCACGCCAACCGTAGTCTTCTATAATATCTACTTCTATCATACTTACTATATCATCCTACTTTCTCTTCTTCTTAATTCGTCTCACTGCTTCACGTACTTCTTCTCTGGTTCTTTGTCCTACCATGTGTGAAGGCTGAACCTTTCTCTGATTTCTTAACTCGTGCCAGAGATGCACCCTGAGCAAGACAGCGAGAATACCTCTCGTCACTTTCAGCTTTAAGATAGTCCACGCTATTCTCATCTTTTTAATTTTCAGCTTGGTGTTAACCCAAGCTCTCTTCATCTTAGTAGATTTATATGGCTTTACCCATGCTGGACCGTGATCTTTACAGCACCGAGCCACACTCGGATCTGACTTGGGAGAGTTACCAATAACACCCTCTCCCCATATCCTGTGTGAAGCCTCGGTGCTGTGCTCATTACAACAGCAGTTACTCACAGTCACAGCTCCCTTGCGTCCAGCTTTAGCTCCCATTGATCAACCACGCTCCTATCCATATACCACCAGCAAGCCCAGACAGCGTGACTACGAAAACCCCAATGAACCATGCAATCATACCAATCATACCATCACCCATCATTATCTCCCATATCACACCTCCGATTAAATACACTACGCTCTAACTCAAGGAGCGTGCGTTAGAACACGCTCTAACTCAAGGAGAACGTGTTAGAGCACCAAATTTGCATCAAACACCCTCTATCTATCGAATACCCCCATCCTCAAGAGGGTGATGTGCCATTTGATTAGATTCCATTGAGAAAACTCCACGCTACCCATAACCCAGCAGAAAATCCAAGAAATGTACCTGATATAAGGCCAACGATATACGCAACACCATCACCCATCAATACACTCCCTATACCTCTGATACCCACAGTCTAGCACATCTTCTGCTCCCCAGCAATCATTATGGATTCTAGTAGCGCAATCCTCCCATAGCTCCTGCTTCCCTGATCCAGCGCACCCCTCAAGGAGGTAGACGAGTAGACCAAAGAAGACTAATACCAATATGGTTCGCGCACCTCTAGTCATAGTATTTCATCCGCATGGAAATCACTCAGTCTCATAAGCTGCTTGAGCGACTCAAACCCATACCCAGGATCAAACAAGAATATGACATAGTCTCCTTCAACAAGGAAGAGAATAATACGATAGTCCTTAGCCACAGTACCACACCCCACCTGATTAGTCAAAAAGTAACCGATCTGACGATCTAATTGCGTCAAGCCATCAATACCTACCTCTTCTAGCTTGTTGATGATGCTCTGATATCTCTCAAGAATATCCACGTTATCAGGTGTGATAGCATCGAACTCACAGATGCGGGTGTCCTCCTTGATGTGTCCTGTGTGTTCGCTCTCTGAACCTTCTGATACACCAGCAGTGAGGAAGCACACCAACCCCAGAATACTAGCGACCACCAGCCAACAGCTAATCGCTAGTGCTTTTACGCTCATAACTTTTCTCCTTCTCGTCAACGTAATGCTGACAGTTTTTGCATGGCTTATGGTTACAGCCATCACTCTTTGTAGAACCGGGACATTCATTACGCGGGCCAGTAGCACCGTCCACATTGACAGCATTTTGTCATCCCTTATCCTCTTCCTCTCTCTTGATAGTGTTACAATTAGCACACAAGATCTGATATCGTGTTGTGTCAGGGTTCTTTAACACTTGATAGTACCACGCCACACCCAATATCCACACCCACAGCAGCGGGGATGATGGCACCCTTAGTAGCTATGACGCTACCAACAGTGGAACCCATACCCCAGTGTGCATCAGGCATGACAGCCAAGTGCTTGTGAATGAAAGGGAGCTGTGCTGTTTCACGTAGCTGTAGCTCAGCCTTGTAGTCTAGCTCAACGCCATCCACCCATGCCTTAACCGGCACTGCTTGTTTCTTACCTGTTAGTACTCTCATAGTAGCTCCTGAGATCGATTACCGAAGAGAGAATACATGATGATGTCTGCACCTATTGCCTGCTTATCCATCCAGCATAGCTCACAATATGGACCATCTTCAGCCATTGAGAAAATGAAATCGCGGTCGTTATCTACCTCAATTGCCGCATTACACATCCAGCAGTCTTTAACCATCGTGTAGTAGCTCCTCTATCTTATGCTTGCTGTAGTCATCTGGTTGTCCCTCAATGTAGATGATGTTGCTAGGGACACCCACCTTCTTCAGCGCACGCTGTGCCTTCTGCGAATTAGCCCCCTCATCCCACAGGAAGGTGACATGTTTCACGTTCGAGTGGACAATCTTGTCTATATGTGTGGCACTCAGGAAACTACCAAAGTTTGTGGTACAATGCAAGTCCCGTAACCACATGGAAACAAAGGTGTTTTCTACCAGTACCAAGGTGGCCCACCGTTTACTCTCCTCCCACCCAAGGAAATAGTTGGTGATGCTGTGTCCTTTAGCGTACTTGTACCTCTTGACACCCGGAGGTATAGCAGTGAACCACTGCCCCTCACCCACGTTACGGTTGACACGGCGGCTATTGTACTGCACCAGCTTACCTTCATCGTAGACGGGGACTATGATATGTGTCTTGTTCCTATGTATCTGGAACTTTCTAATCATACTCCAATCCACACCCCTCATATACAGAGCGGTCACGTCGGGATGATTTTGCAAAATTGGCTCGCTGTCATTTGGCAGCCTGACCTCTGCTACATGCTTCTCTTCTTCCTCCATACTAGGGATGTAGCCTGCTAACTCAGGGCCATACCCTATGGCTGAGGTGAGAGAGTCAACATCCCATACTTTGTGGCACGCTGCTCGATGACAGTAACCTGTACTCTTGGATACGTTAAAGTAACACGCAGTGTGACCACATGCTGGACAAGCGAAATTCAGCTCATTGCCTTGTCGGTTCTGCACACTGAAGGCACCAAGTATCCACTGCGTTATGTCAGCGCGGCTATACTCTGCCACGGGGCCTCCTGTTGTGTGCCTGTTCCTTTGCTGTAGCCCAACGGCAGTTGTCGGGATGATAGTTGCCATCATTATCAATCCGATCTATTGACATGCCTTCAGGCTTATCACCCATGTCTCGGTAAAAGATTTCAAAGCTATCCAACCATTCCGGACAGATTGTGATACCTCTCCCTCCGTAGTATTTGTAGGAATTATGGCTCTTCTTTAAGCACCGCTGCTTCATATGATGCCATGTATGATATTCTCTAGTATCACCCATACCATGTATCGTCTTTCTTTTAACATGCTTCGCCAAATCCTCTATATGTTTACACCCACAAGAAACAGTATCACCTGACTTGAGAGAGTTACCCTTAACTATAGATGTGTTACCACACTCACATTGACACTTCCACATCGCACTTCCTTGCTTATTGTTCTCTTCTCTGCCTACAACGACAAGGCGTCCATACCTCTGGCCTATCCTGTCTACCAGTGCGCTCATCAATCTAGATCCTTGAGTAGCCGGTCAGCAAACTCAATTGCATCAGCGTTAGTGGCTCCTGTAGATTTGAAATACAGCGTAGCAAACAGCCGCTTAAATTCAAACACCACGTATTCTTCGTTGGTCATCACTTCTCCTATTGGTGGTACTTAGGGGTGGGAGAGCCACCCTTAAACTTGAAGCTGGTGTTCGATATCAGCCTGCAACACGGAGAGCAGCACTGTACTTCCTCTCCCCTCTGGTTAACCCCAAGCCTAGTGCAAGCTTCCAGTGGATCCTCAGTGATCCGTTGCTCCACCTCAAACTCATGGCCTAACTCGCAGAGGTATTCATAGAACGGCATCAGTATCGCCTGGATCTTTCCTGTTTGAAAACCTAAGGTTCTCGGCACGCTCCACACCAGTCCTATCACGATTCACATACTTTACATGCTGATCACGTAGGTAGTTAGGATTGACCTCGTGTGCATCCACGAGTACTACCTTCTCCATCGGGTCAGGCTCCATGCCTGAGTACCAGCACAGCGGGCGCTTGCCTGGTGCGTTGTGCTTCTTAGCGAACACCTTCCACTCAAGGTCAAGGCTCGCCTGCTCCTCACGCCATGGCTCAGTTAAGCGGAGCAGCCAGTATTTTAGCTTCCAAAGCATGCTTGTCTCCTTCACGTAGTGTTTCCCATTTATGTTTCCCGAAGTACCGCTCGTTATTTTCCACCACGTCAGCCTTGGTGGGGCAGCACTCCATACAATTGTAGACCCTGAAGCTCCCACTCGGACCGTGATGGCTCACACTCCAGTAGAACATAGGCTCTCGCTTGAAGTACCCATTGCACTTCCAGCAGTGTGTCCAGAACCATCGAGGTGTGCGTACCTTGATACGTTTCAGTTGATGCTGTGTTTTACATCGCTTCATTTACTTTTCCTTTCGAGCGCATCCTGTTCTTTGTGGTAGGCGTATACTTCTTTGAACGGGACACCAAACCTATACTTCTGTACGAGGTACCCTGCTCCTACTATCAGGTAGCGTGGCCCAAAGATAGCGATCAGTACCATCAGAATAATCCATGCCATAGTTTTTCCTTTTCATCCGACCAACTTCGAACGGATGTGCTATTTAGGTGTACCCCTAGTCCATGTCTTGTAGTTTATAATACGAGAAATGGTAGGTTGTGTAACTCCATACTCTTCTGCTATCTTATACTGAGATCTAGAATCATAACGTATAGCGTATACTTGATCACTTGTTAGCACAGCACGACCACACCTCTGTCCGTGTGCTGACCTATCTTTCATAGCCATGTCTGCACTGTTATCTGCCTTAGTTCCTTTTTTCAAGTGAAGGATGTTACAACACGGTGGATTATCACAAGTGTGCATCACTATCTCATCCTTTTTCAATGTCTCACCAGTTGCGTGTTCATATAGTATTTTATGCACATACGTGCCGTTATAACGACCGTACCCACCATCAGTCCTATATCCTTGATACTCCACGCACCCACCGGGTACTTGAAGACCTCTACTCTGTATATTTTTAATAGGATAGGTCATTTGGTTCCTAAAACTGGTAAAAAAGGTGCATCATCATGACCTCACCGGACATATGCTCCCCGCACAGCCCACATTCTCCTTTTGCTGCATCCCACTGTATGTGGGTCTTGTACTGTCCCGCGGCACCCGCTACGACAAGGTCGTCATCATGGTACCCTGTGAAATCCATGCCGTCCATGGTGAAGTACGTACCTAGTTCTTTGTGTCGATGGTAGATCTCTGGACTTTGTATGCTCCAGTCACCTACAAACATTTCATCCTTCTCACTATAGTACATGTTCCCATTCACTGCGTCAAGACCCTCAAGATTGCTTAAATGTCCTTTAACATCATCCAACACCCCACTCGTGCGGGGTAGGTGCTTGATAGCGTCATAGTAAGACCGGACATGCTTATGCCCTGACCTACTCTGAGCCCGCTCCATGCCACCTTGTCGTAATTCCATGTATTCTCGCTCTTGTCCCATCATGACCTCCGTTGCTGTCATGTGTCGAAATGAAGAGACCCTCGCCCAAGTTACCTTACGCCTGGGTGAGGGTTCAATGTTACTGGAGGGTAGTACGCTAAGGCCGTTGCCCAGCCAGACCCGTCTACTTCTCCTGGCCTCCGCAGTATCACTACCTACAGAGACAATGTGTTTCTTGTTAGTACTACTCTTCATACTTCATCTTCTTCTTTGTTTTGATATGTAGTGTTGGTTTGTTTTCGATTTCAGCCCTTTCTGTAGTGAGGGGCAAGGCTGTGCCTCTAGCAATCGTAACCCCTTGATGCATTCATTTGATCCTCCCTCTATTGAGGTGTATGTCAGGGGATCTCCCACTACGGTAGTTCTCCCTCGTTATCCTTTACTCCTACTTAGTTATAGGAATTTCCTACGAGGATTGCAAGTTTATTTTCTCTTTCTGTGATAATCAGGGAGATTTTCTCTACATGTCCTCATCTCTATCTCTACTTCTTCGAATGAAACCAGTAGCCTATCTACCCCAATTGCATCTACTCCCACATCCCTTCTTTTCCCCTTATTAGGAAGAGTACCATGCGAATGGCCGTGTAGGTGCCAGCTTCCACGGTGTGAGTCACGCCACACCTCGAATGGGTAGTGGCTTAGCACTGTGAGCTGACCCTCATGCCGTAGCTCGAAGTAATCCTTGACCCACTCCCACCCATGTGTCTTCTTCAGGTTTTTCCTGCTATCGTGGTTGCCCTTGATGAGCATACGACTCCCATTCAGCCTATTGAGGATGTAGTTGGTTTTCTCCACGTTGTGGAATGAGAAGTCACCCAGCACATACACCGTGTCCTTGGGTTGTACAGTATTATTCCAAGTTTGAATCATAGCTTCATCCATCTCGTCTACGTTAGCAAATGGACGCTTCATGAACTTGATGATGTTCTCGTGCCCAAAATGGGTGTCGGCTGTAAACCAGATCGTCATGATGTATTCCATAGACAGAGTGCAAAAAACCCAGAGACATGATCAGGTACAATCTCATCACACTCAGGACAGTTTTCAAAGAATAAACCTTCTTGTTCATCCTCATCCCACTCATCATACCCGATTGCTTCACCGTAATCATCTTTATGATAGTGCCATAGAGTATACTGCTCCATACTGCTGTTAAGATCATTAACATTCTTACTAACACACCATCTATCATTCAGTGAAAGGCTGGTCATCATGATCTATTCAATGCCCTCTCTCTCTTCTGCTTCTGCTTCTGTTTCTCAGCAGGGGTTAGATGCTCAGTTTCCATGATCTCAGGCTCTTTGTAATCACTCGTGTCCTCTTTAGCATCAGCCATGGTATGTTCATTGTTCGTGATGCTCATTTTACCTAGGTCCACCTCAAGATACACGGATTGAGATGACCGCTTGGAAAACCTCTGCTTCAGGTCAGCCAGCTCCAGTACAACCTTGTCACCGGGTAGGTGTACCTGCCTCATGGCTATGATAGCTGCCGCCTCTTGAAGGTGCTTGACTGAGGACTGTGCCATCTCCAGGCTCAAGGGCTGCTTGCCTTTATTCTTGGCGTACCCTGATCTGTTGGTCTGTGCTGCTGTCCATATCAGGATGTTGTGCCGCTTGGCGAGGCGTGAGAGGTCACGGCTGATAGCACCCAGCCAATCCCACACCCTGTCTCGTGAGTACCCTCTATCATTGGGCCGCATCCTCTCGATGAAGTCGAGGATCAGTACGTCAGGCTTCCACCCTATCAGGTTCGCCCACTTCGCCATTTCCCCTTCAAGGTCATCGGTGCTAACTTCCCGGTTGCATTCAGTAATACGTAGCCTGTCATGCAGCCCCGCCTTCCAATGTCTGTCAAGCCCTGTGTATGCAATGCCCGGATCATCAATGATCTTACCCACCTCCATACCTGTGAGTCTAGACAGCATACGCTCAGTCTGCTCCTCAATGGACAGCTCATTGGTCACCACCCACACCCTCCGCTGTTCAGTGGTGGCCTGATAATGAGCCATGTTCACCAACATACTGGACTTACCATCTCCCGTGGGGGCCATTATGATACCAAGTTGCTTCGTTCTCAGTCCACCACCTGTCCACTTGTCTATGATGTGGATACCACATGGGATACGCACTAGCTCAGGCGTGAATCCGTGGTTGTCAATGAGGTGGTCAATGGCCTCCTTGATATCCATTGTCTTGTCACCGTCTGTATCACCGTGGCGAGTTAGGAACTTGTG